TCATTTATATACATTGGCTTCCTGCTTAAACCAGTGAGCAGATGCCGCCTGCCACGCTGCCGCCTCATCCGCAAACGGCTTGTCAGCAATCGGCACCCATTCCCTTTTACCGTTCTTCATGGTCAGAAACCGCACATCCCAAAATTCAGCGCGTGGCCACAACACATATTTGTAATCTGGCCAGACGTTGCTACTGGCCTGGTCTCTTTCTGTTAACTTTTCGCCGCGCTGCATAAACATGAAAAGCGCACCCCATATAGACACCCGTCTCATTCGGTCATCCTCATTAACGAACCAAAACACTGTTTATAATTACAGTGTACACCTGTCGGCGTTTTTCAGTTTTGAAAATCTGCTTCAAACCTCCGTAAGCCGCGCCAGCTCTGACTTTCCTGAATTCATCAGGCTGCACGCGCCTGGCACACTTGATCGTCCAGAAGCCACGTAAAATTAAAATTCTTCTTTGTTATCTGTTGGTTAGCTTTTTCGCCCGATCCTTTCTTGATCCTTAAAACTGAAAAACACTGAAATTCTTTTCAATCTTTTCAGTTGGCGAACTCGCGCAAGCCGCCAGCACTGGCGCACCCTGGCGGTCTGGTTTGTAGAAAAATAAAACTGAAAAATTTACCCGATCCAAAAACCGCAGGCGGGTGCGGTGTAGCGCCGTTTTTGTCTGCGATGCATTTATTTTGTTGGGGTGTGGCTGCGCCAGCCTGGCGGGGTGCGGTTGATCGTTTCAGGGCGTGGGCGTTAGGTGTGCTGTCAGGTGAGGCGCTTACAGCGCGTTGTGGTGCGTCTGGTGAGGGGGTACAAAAAAGCCCGCGCGGTGGCGGGCAAAAGGTGCTTTTGTTCAGGCTATGATCTGTTCGTATTTACCCCGCGTCGCGCCTGCTTTGGTGGCGGTCTGCGTAAAGGCGCTGGCCTGGTTCGGTGCGCCTGTTCCTGGGTGCGTGTGGGTGGCGCACTGCCCGGCCAGCTCCGCCAGCAGGTCGATGGTGTCCAGCAACATGGTCAGGGTATTGGTGCTTTCGGTGCCGATATGCACGGTCTGACCAATCACCTGCTGACCTGCCGCCACGCTTTTACGCAGGGCGGTAATTTTTTCCGTCAGTGCGCCGCCCGTCTCGATATCGATATTCCCGCCCACCTTGCAGGACTGCGACCCCTCTATCTCGGTTTCGGCATCGCCTTTGATGCTGGCAAGATACTTGCCGCCAGCGGCCATTGCGTAATCGCCCGTTGTGACCTGCTGAATAACACCCGCCATCAGCGTGGACGTGCCGATCACGGTTGTTTTGTCCGTGGCCTTAACCGTGGTTTCACGGGTCACCAGTTCCCGCTTTTCACTGTCAGCGGTCACCGTGCGGGACATCGATGTTTCACTAATGGCCTGATCCGTCTGCCGCTCCCAGTCTCCGGCCTGAGTGACACGCTGCGATACACCCTCTCGCTGCTGTTGCAGCTGTTCACCCGGCTTTACGTCCGGCAGGCTTGTCCCTTCGGCCATCGTCTGACGCACAAACGGCTTATCCGGGCGCCCACCTGTAAACCCGATTTCAACCAGCGTTCCGTCTGGCGGAAACTGAAACATCCCTGAATCATTCCCGGCCATAGGAACAGGTAGAGGCACGGCGGAATAAACCGGGGTAGTTTTGTCGGGGTTGCCGTCCGCGTCCAACAGCTGCACGTCCACGGCATAGCGGGGGCGGAACGGATCGGCAAAATCACCACTGGATACGGGTTCGCTTGCCGCCACCACGCGCGCCATCTTTGGCAGATGCAGGCCGCTGGCCAGCTCCGGGTAATGGCTCTCCATCTGGCGTTGCATCGGCGTTTTTTGCAATGGCTCCCCTGTCGCGGTATTGCGCGGTGTCCAGGTGATGACCATCGTGTCATTGGTCAGCGCGACTTTGGTCAGGCGCTGGCCGTTGACCTCCACGCCTGGGCGCAGTGACTGGATCAGAGGCAATGTAATTGTATTGCCCCCTGCTGCGCCCTGGCTGAATTCTGCCGGAATATCTACCGGACGCCCGGCAAATAATGCCGCTTCCGCGCCCCCTGCGTACATCGATCCGTCCGGCAACTGATACCAGACATAATCCGTGATACCAAAGGATTTTCCCAGATTGTCCAGCAACTGAAAGCCCGTGCCGGAGTGCGTGAAATGGGGGATCGGCGTACTGCTGTAACTGGCATCCGGCACGGTCAGCGTAATGCCGCTGTTTTCTGTCAGCCAGGCAGCAATGTCCCGCAGCGTCGGGTGCTGAAATGAACATGGCCACGCACGTTCAAAGATGCCTGCCAGCTCACGCACAAACAGTCGCACAAAACCCTTATCACCTGGCTGCGAGCGTTCAACGTACCCGGTAAACCAGCGTAGCAGCTCCCCGGAGTATCCCACATCCAGGCGAACCATTTTCCCGGTATAGTCCTGGCTGGTCTGCGCGGTAATGAATCCCCGGCCGCAGCTGTTCAGCTCCAGTACCATATTCACATCGGACACATGGATCTCATCAGTGGATAAATACAGACGTTTAACTGGTTTCACTCATCCCCCCAGGGCATCGTTTACGGGTTTCAGGACTTTGCTTTCGAACCACGTCATTTTCTCTTCTGACTCACCAGCGTCGGCGGAGCCTGAAGCAGTCCCCGCCCCCTGCGCCTTACTGGTTGCGCGTGATGTGGCTGCGGCTTCTTTTTTCTCCGCCACACTCATAAATTCCGTAAGGGTGAACGTCACCAGCCAGGACATGCGCCCATCCTGCTGCGGGGCGTCCAGCGTTCCCGAAAACGAGGCTTCACGCAGATTGACCGCACGGGCGACGTTGTTGGCCACCCGATAAACCGTGCGCGCACCGCCTGAATCGGTGCCGTTGGCCAGTTCAAACAGGCGCTTAAGAATGTCGATATCCCTAAACGGGATTTCGCCGGACACACGCAGCTCCTTCCCCTTTGCGCCCTCTTCGGATTTGGCCGTTGATGAGGTGCCGCCTGACTGGTCTTTATCCGGGAATTGCTGGGTAAGCGTGACACGCATGTTTTTCAGGCGGATGGCCTCGCCGTTAAGCGCCAGCATAATCGCGGTCATGGATCATCCCCCTGATACTGCTTAAATCACTGCCGACCAGCATAATGGCCGCGCTGTAAATAGATGACGCTGCCGGAATATCCGTAAGCAGCTCCCGCGCCAGCGTTGCGCCGTTCCCGGTGGCGGTAAACACCCAGGCACTGGCACTTTTCGCCGCCAGTTCGCCCGCTGCGTCAGCAATACCAGAAAGCAATGCTTCGCGCTGCGCCGTAAAGTCTGCCAGGCTGGCTTTCAGCCCGGCAAGGCTCATCGCCCCGGACGCCGCGGCGCTGGCCACTGCCGCCGCACTTCCCATCGTGCGGGTTGTCGGGACAGAGAGCGCAACGGCATCAGAGAGACCATTAACCGCTTTCGCAGGTTTCTGCATTTTCACAGTGGTCAGCTCTGCCGCCGAACGTGCCAGGCGCAACACCTGCGTAAAGGCCGGGGCAGGGAACACCGCAGTAAGAGGATCGAGACTGGCCATAAATTCATCGTGGCTTTGCCCGGTCACCATAAAAATAACAACCTCCGCCTGTTCCGTCAGGCTGGCCAGCTTTTCAGCCAGCCAGGCCACGGCGTTGGCCGGGCTAAGATAAACACCGTTTGCTGTTTGCTGACCAAGGCCATAGACCCACGGATGTGCACTGGTAAGTGAGCAATGGATATTCTGCAATTCATTGCTCAGTTTGAGATCTAAAAATGTCCACATACTCGTCTCTCATTCTATGTTTACTGATTTATAAACAAATAAAATGGCACTACAGGCAATCACAGGAACAATACAATCAAGCAAACTGGATATATCCCACACACGATAATCAACCCCACCCCACCATGGCATATTAACCCGCTTACCCGAACCATATTTTTCTATCCAACGATATTCGGCCTGGGTGTGCTCACGAGCAAGAAACCATACACACCCGATCATACCTCCAGCCAGCCACATATTAAAAAACAACCCGGTAATAACTTGCGCGAAAACAGCCGCAGCAGCATGCCCCAGAGGTGTCAAGTCTCGCATTATTTACCTTTTTTAGTAATAAGATGGTCTACGAAATATTAATATTTGCGCGCAGATTTGCAGCAGCTGTTACATCACTTGTACTGAACTCATATGCAATGGTTATTTCTGTATCAGTAATATCATTAATAGCCAGGCGTTTAAAAACAGCCGTGGTGGGCGTTGCCCGATCATCAATCGTTAACTGCACTTGCTTAAAATCAGGTTTGTAAAGAAAGCCATGTGCAATCTTCGCCGTTTTAGCAGCTGTCGTGGCAGCATCAATGTCAATAGACAGCCTGCGGCTTGTCGAGTAGCCCACATTATTCACTGATGCTGAAATATTCCAGACTTGCGCCCTATTCAAATCAGGAGTATCCCCAATGAAAGGAGTTTGCCCGGTAATTTGCTCACTCGAAAGATTGATGATCTCCGAGGTTGGGTTACCAACAGAATTAAATGCAGTTCCACAGCGATATAACGACCCGGTGATCGTGTTACCACGCATTGAATTGGTTGCTGATGAACGTTTTAGTCCTGTCTCGGCATTCCAGACATTAAGGTCAATATTCATCCCTGCACCTATTACATTAGCAGCAATACCGTTAACATTTTGCGCCGTGAGTCGATGGCTACCTCCATGGTCACAGGCATAAAGAACAGCATCCCCGGAATAGAGTTTTCCTGTCTCCGGACCCACCTTAGCCATTGAGTTAGCAAATAAGGTATCAGTTTCACACGAACCATTAACAACCAGGCCACGGGCACCAATAACATATGGAGAGTCAATCTTCATTTTCCTGATGGTCATCTCGATCTTTAATCCAAAATCTGCATCAATAGTGACCATATCAAATTCAGGCATGATGCCAGAATAGACCGGAACCGCCGCAGCCCAGTTTGGATGTAAAAGGCTTTGATTCCTGACATCAAGAAAAAGTGAACCATATGTACCCTGACCAATATAGGCCTGAGAGCGTGAGCTTTCTGTAATAACACGCCCTCCTTTTGTCAGACGCACGTTATTTCGCGTTCTGAACCCCGTACCGGACCAATGCGCATAAGTATGAATATCGCGAATTTCAACAGTCGTACCATCTATGACAATGCCGTCAACCGGTTCACCGGGATAAATATCTGACATGGCAATTGTCGATTCAGCTGCCGGACGAGGTAAAAGCCCTGATCGACCGATCCACATTTTGCGGATAATTCCGTCGCCAGGCCCCTGAAATACAACACCCTCTTTACCAAAATCACGCCCTTCGATACTGATATCATGCAAAGGAATACGGGCAGAACTGTTTTCCAGCCCAGGATTCTGAAACCATGCCCCGGCTCCGGCCACATTATTAAGTAACACATCCAGCCTGAACCCTCGTGCTTTAATTACCAGGCCATTTCCCGTCTGATTACCGACTTCCCCGCGAGTGGAGCGCCAGTCATTAAGAAAATAATTTCCATCCACGGACACTTCAATGAACTGCCAGTTCTCATAGGGGAAGGTAATGAAATCACGGTTCGCACCAATAATCTGCTTAATGATTGTGGTGTAATTTCGACCGATAATGCGCGTACCAGCCCCCATCGTTAAGTGTGTCGCCATAAAGACGCCATCTGGCGCATAAACCGTTTTCCCTGAATACATGACTTTCTGTAGCGCCGCAGTATCATCAGCACCGTTTCCCTGTACTCCGAAATCAGCAAAGGTAAGGTACTCAGAGTTTTTATCATGCTGAGTACGTGCAACCGTGCCATCAATGGGTTGTTTAACCGAGATATATTTATCACTGATACCGTCAAGACCTGATTCACTTAATTCAAGAGCAGAGAGTACCTCTGCGACATCAGTACTCCCCAGTAACCCCCTGACAAACTCGCTAAGAGCGGTGAGTTTCAACCTCGCGTCAGAATCAAAATATGTAATGGTGTTTTTTTCTGGTGAAAGTGATGCCAGCGCATTCGGCACACTGACATTCCTGAGCTCAATAACGGAGCCATCTGCCAGAATCTCCGCTATCGCAAACACATGGTGCTGCGTGTCATTGTCCGTGTAATCCGCCAGCGTTTCTGCCACGGTGAGTTTGGTTTGTACCGCCCAGACACTGGTCATGGTTCCCTGCCAGCATACATCCGCCCAGATTTTGGACGGGCGCGCACTGACCGTCATATCCTGATCAAACAACAACTCCGCGCGCAGGCCAGCAATATAGGCCACGCCCTGTTTCACCACGTATTTGCTGCCGTTCTTACTGACTTTGAAACCGTCGCCCAGAAACGCGGCCGCGCCGTAAGTGTCGATATTTTCCAGGCGGATACGCTCATCCACCCCGTTAAGGCGCGCCGTGAAATCAATCTGCCAGGTATCAGCCGGGGTGATAATTTGCGTCTGCTGAGATGCGCCGTTGTATTCCATCAGGAACGAACGGGTAAGCACATTGCCCTGCTGGCCGGACTGGGTGCGGATTTTCTTCTGAGACGGCGCATGCACAATCATGGCCACCACGCCACTGGCTTTATTGAGCAGACCGACCCAGTTAAATTCGAAATCACCCACATCCGCGCCCAGTACCACCGAATACACCACGGCGTTGCTGTTCACCATGCCCGTTTTACTGACGGCCTGGCGGTGCACAATTTGCGCCGCTGGCGGCAACCCTTCGGTGCGGTCAATCGGATCGGTAATATTCAGGTTCGGCACACTGGCGAACACAAACTCATCCAGCGTAACAATGCCGCCGTTGGCCGCTTCCTGCGCTTTAAGCGTCTCAAACGCCTGGGTGATAACGGTCTGACTCATAAAAGCACCTATAATTTTGCGCCAAAGACGGCGTTATTTTCGTTGTGTGATACGGCGGGGAATGTCATGTACTCCCCGTATTCCCTGTCAGTACCGGAGACAGATTCACGGGCGCTGTAACAAATCAGCTCCCCGTCATCCCATCCGGCATTGATAAAAAGTTTCAAAATGGTCAGTACTTCATACTGATAGCGGCGACACGTGCGCCCGTACTGGCGGATTATCTGGATCATCAGCTCGGTATTGGCCGCTAACTGACTGTCGGAGACGCGCACCGTGATAATGTCCCAGTCAATGCCGGGCTGGCGCTCGACCAGCTCCACGTAACCAATGCCAAGCCGTTCAAAAATCGCGATAAACCCGGCAATCGACCCTGAATCGCGGGCGTTGACAAAGGCATACGCCACGCGCTTGCGGAACAGTGCCAGTGGTTCATTTTTGAAACGGGTGATATCCCTGTCCCATGCCAGCAGCCCTAACAGCGTTTCGTTGCAGGTCAGCGGATCAAACTGATTCACAGGCCAGGTAATCCATCCGTAAACCAGCGCCCAGAATCGCCGGGCAACGGCCAGCAGCGTTTTGGGCTCGCCATCATTCATCCAGAACGGCAGCGCCAGCCCGGCCAGCTTTTTCAAAAACTCAGGCATCGACCAGCTCCACATTCAGGGCAAACAGCCGGGGGACATTCAGATCGCTGACAATATCGGTCAGCGAAAAGGCCAGGGAGTCGATAGCGGCATGGGCTTTGTGCAGCTCACGCCCGAGGTTGGAAAAGGAGAACCGGTCATACGGCCAGGTGCGTTTCACGTCAAAATCGCTGTTCTCCCGGAATGCGCTGCGGATCAGATTCTCAACGCCGGATTTCAGGGCGGTGTACTCATCGCTCGCCAGATTGGCGAGGTTTTCCACGTACACAGTCACATCCAGTTGGTGCAGGGTTTCCGGCATGGCAAAACACTGCATATCATCACCATGCCCGTGATGCCCCTGCCCGGTGATGTAGTCATTCACGACATCAATAAACGGTTGCGAGATAACGCCCGTATCCAGCAACAGATACGCATTCGCCGTACCTGGCCCCCGTGGGGCGTCATGCTCAAAATAAATCCGGTCAATACTCAGCCCGGCCACGCTGGCAATCATTGAGCGATACACCGCGTCGGTGTGGTAATTTCCCACCAGGTTGAACTGGTTGCGGCATCGCTCGCGCAGCTCGTCATCACTTTCTTCATCCGCGCCGGGTGTGGTCAGCCAGTCGTCCTGGTTCGCGACACGACTGATACCCGCCACCCCCACGGGCAAAATACGGTAGTAGCCCGGCGCAAGGTTGTATGCCCCGCCCGTTGCGACGGCCTGCACCGGGATCAGTGCGCTGTCCACATCAGCGGTCAGGGTGAAATCCGCCAGGGTTGCCAGCTCATACACCACCCCGTTAATGCGTTCGGTCTGAATGACCGTTCCGGCGTTCACCGTAACCACCGCGCGGGCTTCGGTTTTGTAAAAGCGGATCACGCCCTGGGCAGCGACGGCAGGCTTTGCCGTTACGTTCACCGCCCACGCCAGCAGGCGCAGCAGTTGACCGGATGCCGTGGCAACAAACATATTCGCCAGCACCGTATTCACCAGGACGTCTTTCAGCCACAGCACAGGCGTTGTGACGATGGCAGTGATCAAGCGCCAGAAAGGCGACATACGGGAGGTGTTGGTAATAATCCCCTCCTCTGCCGCGATGGCGTTGAACTGCGTGCGCAGCTCCTCCGCCGTGGTCGGCATCCCGCTTTTTTTCACTACCTCGTTAAAATCAACGTCCGGCTTTGTCGTCATAATTCAGCCCTTACCGATATCGAACCAAAATCCCAGGTGCCTGCGGTAACCCACAGGCGCTTTGCACTTTCTTCCGTAATCACCACCGTCCCCGGCTCTATACGGTCATCATCTTCAATCAGTAATTCCAGCCGGGTTAAAATATCCCCACGCAATGTCGGACTGCGCTCCGCAATTAATTCCGTGGCAAGACCGCTTTCAAGAATGGAATGCACAATATCCTGCCCGATACTTTGCCTGTTATTACACAGCACAGGTTCATTCCCGGAATTAAGAACGAAGTTCCGCCCCTCAATCAGCAAATCAATAAATAAAAGGTCACTCATTGCAGTTCATTCCATTCAGACAATGTTCCCGGCGTAACTGGCTCAGTCGGGTAGATATTCACCGTGCCATAATGTTTACTCTGGTCAGTCACGGATTTAGCATTACTGCTAATGGTTTTACTGATACCGCCTTTTTCAACACCCGTTAATCTCCCGCCCGTGGATAATGTATTTTGCGTAACAGGTTGTTCGCCGCCATCACCGGAAAGGGAAATACTGACACCCGGAATTTTATTTAACTTCTCTACAATCCAGTTCCATGAATTCAGGAACGTATCTTTAATGGCTTTCCAGACATTATCAAATAATCCCATAATGCTGTCGGCCATTCCCGCCAGTGAGTCCAGCGGTGAAAACCCGGTCAGTAATGCAATAAAGGCATTCCAGCCATCGGAAATATGTTGCCACGCTTTGGAATAAATACCCGCCAGCCAGGTAACATATGCCGCCACTGCCTTGAATGCCGCAGAGTTCATAATGGCGGATTTCAGATCATCCCAGTGTTTAATCAGCAGATAACACCCGGCAACCAGCAGCGCGATAGCGGCGATAACCAGCAGTACAGGCCACGTCACCAGGTTAATCCCAATCCCGGCCAGAACAGCCGCGATACGCACCGCCAGCAACACCCCACGCAGGACGCCAAGAATGATATTCCAGGCCGCTACCGCTTTGGTGGATAACCAGACAGCAGCGGTATAAATCCGGGTCACGGATGCCAGCGCCGCCCAGATACCACGCAGCCCGGTCATCACAAAGAACGACGCCCCCATAACGATATTGGCCAGCGCCCCGGCTCCGGCCAGGCTCAGAATAGCCAGCGTCACATAGCCCACCACACGGGCAATGTTGGGAAACATCTGCATCCACCGCACAAAAGTTTGCCCCATATCCGCCAGCTTATTGAGCAGCGGATACAGAACCGGTAGCAGCGTAAGACCAATGACGGTCTGCGCAGCTTGCAGGATGGCCACAAAACGATCCCACGGTTTGACCATCTTCGCGGCCATTTCCTGGGTGCGTTTCAGCCCGTCAGAACCGCCCAGCTCCGTGATATTGCGTTGCAGGGAATCAATGTTGCCGTACAGCTGTTTGACCACCGCCGAACTGTCACCAAAGGCATCATCCAGCTCTTTTTGCGCCTTAAGATTGCCCTCAAGACTTTTGCCATACTTGCCCTGTAGCTTAATGAGCATTTCCGGCATTGAAATGATACCGCCCTGGGCGTCCTTAAAGGACAGCCCCAGCTTTTTAGCCCCTTCGGACGCACCATTCATAAATTGCTCATACGCGCCGCTGGCCTCCGTGCCCAGTGTGCGGCTCAGTTGCCCCAGCACCGCAAGCTGTTCATCAATCCCGATATTGAAGTTATTCCCGACGCCGCGCGCCCCTTCCATCAGGTCTTTGACCAGCCCCATTTCCACACCAAAACGCTGGCGCATCACGGTCATCTTTCCGGCCAGCTGTTCGGCAAACTGGACTTTCCCCAGGCGATCAGCATCGCTTTTGAAGTTGCCGAACATCTGCCCCATAAATTCAGCGGTTTCCTCTGACGTGGCTTTCATCGCAAACGCCAGGGTGTTAGCCACTTTGGTCATCTTCGGCAGTTCCGTCGCCGTCAGACCATCGATAGCCCCGTTAATCTGCGCCGTGGAGTTAACAAACTCGACGGCGCTCGCCCCGTAAGTGGCACTGAACATCAGCGCGTCACGCTGGACGGTTTTCAGCGACGAGCTGTCGATACCCCGCGCGGACGCTTCGTTAAGCGCGTCAAACATTTCAATGGCCGGGGAAAGTGCGCCGCGCACCGTCTGCGCGACACCCCACATGGCCAGCGAACCAACGCCAATACGTTTAAACGCATCTTTTGATTTATCCGCAAAACTCGTCACCGACGCCTGCGCCTGTTTTAACGGGCGCGTTAATTTGTCGATCAGGCTTAATGTAAAATCCAGTTGTTTCATTATGTGCCTTTAAACGCGGTTCCAATGCCATTGGCTATCGCTATTTTCGTATTTTCCCAATAGCGGTTATCCAGCCATATAGCGGCGGCAATATCATCAATATTATCCTCCCCGTGGGGGAGATAATGACGGCGTAATATTACGTACTGGCTGAGTCCATTTGATTCAATCGCCTGGACTCGCGTTGTTAGTTTTTTACTTCGATTTCCAGCTCAGGCGCGAAAATCTCATTAACTTTCGCAACCAGTTGCAGCGGCACACCCGGACGGGTAATAAAACCTTCCAGCGCCTGCTTGCTTTCCACTGAAACAATACGCTTCAAATAACTGACTGCCGGAGAAACTTTGTTATCCATCGACATATCATTAATGAATTTGTTATAGGCGGTAACATTCGGTTCAAATACCAGTTCCACACCTGCAATCGCTAATTTAATTTTTTCGGTCATTTAATTTTTCCCGTTGATTAATTTCATCTACCAGCGTGTTATGACGCGCTGCGCAGACAGAATATAATTCTCGATATTCGTCTAATGCCCCGGCGACATATGTCCCGGTGGTTCCCTCAATGCGCGGCAGTGTCTCCCGGCATTTTGTTTTGAGGTTTTCCTGATAAGGTACGTTCGGCGCGGGCGGCTGCGTCATTGAACATGCGCACAAACTCATCAGACACGCACACGTTAGTAAAAACCGGCTTAACAATTTCGGTACGAATTTCCCGTGGTTGCGCACTGGCCAGCTCCTCCAGCTTGGTTTCCAGACTGCGCGCTGAATCGCTGGCAATGGTCTGCGTGGTGGCGCGGGTTTCGTTCGCTGCCGCCGTTACTGCCGTGGAGATCGAAAGCTCCAGGCTGTCACGACGCCAGTCAGCTGTTAACCAGCCCCACACGAACGCCAGTGCAACCACAATCAACCACTGTCCAGTGCTCATCAGCGCACCCCGTTATGTTCCAGGCTGAAATGATTGCCGTCAGGGTTGGATTTGAAGCGCCCGCCCCAGCTTCCACCGATTGATTCCCAGTATTCACCCAGGGGCAAATAGGCATCGGTTCGCGTCTGGTACACCCCGTTAATGAACAGGTTAAAATCCACGGCCAGACGCTGGGTGTGCAGGCTGTTAGAAATACCGCTGCCCTTTTTCGCGTTAAGCGCGGCCTGTTCCGGTGTGCGGTACGCTTCGCCGTAGGTCAGGCGGTAACCGTGGGTTTCCGCCCACAGCACCAGATTGGCCACCATGACGGTGAATAACTGCTGTTTTTCGCTCAAAGTCATTTGCTCACTCCTTTACCGAGAAAGTTAATACCGCGTTTACGCAACCAGGCCTCAACGCCATTAAGGCCGAGGATACCCAGCGCAGAACCAATACCCGCCAGCGCCAGGGGATGAATATCAGGGACAAAATACAGCGCCACCCCGGCCGCGAGAGACAAGGCGCTGCCAACAATGACGCGCCCCAGCACCAGACGAAACGTAATAGGTTCCCCGCTGTTCAACATTTTTCCGAGGGCAATCAATGCCCCCATTACCGCAAGGGCAATAAACCCTTTTTCGTATTCCTGCATGATTTCCCTTATCCGATCAGGTTTTCAGTGGCTTCCGATTCCAGATACGGAATGCCATCGATATTGATAAAACGCGGGTCAGTGACGACAAATTTAAATTTGCGTGTCGCTACCGCGCCGCCTTTTGGATCGATGTTCAGCAGGTCGGAAAGATTCAGCTTGCAGCCGAATGCCTCCACTTTTACCTCCTCATCCCCGGCTTTAGCGTAAAAAAGAAGGTCAAGGGGCGGAATGCCACGCCATGAACCATTCTGCTGCGCCCTGGCCTTGATAATGGCCACGGCTTTGATTGCCAGTTCCATTTCACCTTCTGCGGAAACATCGCCATCAACATAACCATCAGGTACGCCGTGCGTGGTGGCTGCGGCAGTGTTATCGGTAATGGTGAGTGTCGCCGTTTCAACGTGTAACAGGTCACTGTCCAGGTAGACATCAAACGATATACCGGAAATGCGCTTGCTCATGCGCTGGCCTCCGTGGTCTGGTCAAGCAGCAGGCTGATCGAGATTTGCAGCGGTACTTCGTACAGACGCACCACAATGTAAATCTCGACGTGTTTTTTCGACTTCCAGACGATTTGCACGTCCCCGTCCTGCGGCGGCTGCACTTCACCAGGGAAAAGCACCCCGTTGATTTCAGACGCTTTGGACATTTCACGCAGCGGCTTAGCAAACAGTGACTGGTGATTAGCAATGCTGCCCGGCGTACTGTTCAGCGCACGATCCCCGATTTTGCCGATGGCCAGCAGACGCACCCGGCGCGCCGCTTTGTCCGCAATGCGTACCGTCTCAACAGACTGGTAATCGCCGCCCTCAACATTCAGGGTGCGCCCGTCAGACCAGTACAGACCGTCATAGTCGGGATACCACATCGGCACACTGAATCGCTGCGCCTCCAGCGCCTGTAACGTCGCCAGTTCGATGGTTTTGCCCTCGCCGTCCTGCGGCAGTTCATCACTACCGGTATTGAGCAGCGCCCCGGTTTTTACCCGTGCCGGGCTGTCCGCAATGGTCACGGCGCGGTTGCACAGACGCCCCGCCAGTACGCCCGGCTCATTGCCCCAGATACGGGGAACCAGCATCACCGCTTTTTCGGCAATCCCGTCCTGTAACGTTGACAGGCGCGCCAGATAATCGGCCTGTCCTTCGTCAGCCTGGAAACCGTCAACGGCCAGCATGAACCATACCCAGCGGCCAAACTTCGCCGTCAGCGTGGCGCGCAGTGTTGCCGCATCGTTAATCGTCGCTTTTTCGCTGACGTCATCGCACAACACAACGCCCTCCACGGAACAGGAGTTTTGTGCAGAGATAACCGCATCCACCCACGCCGTGGCATCAGCCGCTGCCGGAAGAACGTGCACGAACGCCCACCAGTTTTGACCCGCGTTTGCCTGGGCGGCGATCAGGTCGCTTTTCAGCACAGAATCCGCCTCACCCAACACCGCATCAAAATCCGTCTGGGTGTTCACCGCGACGGTTTTCCCGGTGTTCGTCGTCCCCTTCCCGATAAACAGTACCGTGCGCTCGACTTCCGTCACTTCGCCCAGCAACTGGTCTACCTGGTTCACCTCAACTAATGGCCAGGTCATGTTGTCCCCTTAATATCCTGCGCATTCACGTCCCAGCCAAAGCCGATGGCCTGTAGCTGGCGCGCCAGCGCCTTGTTAAATTCGTCGTCGCTCATGCCAAGAAATGCACGGGCGGGTAAATCAATCGTCCAGCTGTTTTTCACCGTTTTGCCTGACAGTTTGCGGATCAATAACCCCGCCTGGTCGTAGGTCATGGTTTCCATCAGCTGCTTGTAAGTGGGCTTAACCACCCGCTTACCCCGCTGCACCTGATAGCCCAGTGACCGCAGTTTTTTGGCCTGCGACACGCTGGCCATCTTTCCGGCATGACTGCCCCTTGCCTTGCCACTGCGGGTAACGCGCATGGTCTGACCGTTCTGCTGCGCATATCCCACCACCCCGGCCGGAACAGGCGTTTCACCGTTGCGGTATCCACCGCCCTGCAAATACACCCGGACGGCGGAGATTTCCGGCATTTCACGGATGTGCAGCAGCTTCGGCATATTGCGCAGCATCTTCCCCTTGCGCCGGGTTTTGCGCCCTGGCCAGGGGTTGCCATCTGGTGACTGTTGATTACGAACGTTGCGCTTTGCCGCCGCAATCAGCCCGTATTTCGCCAGACGCCATAACAACCGCTGGCGCTTTTTGGGCGGTAATTCCATGCTGGCCAGCGCTTCGCGCAGCTCCCGCAGCTGCTTTTTATTCAGCTCACCACCCGCGAACATCAGTCTTCACCCACGGGCGCAGCAGCGGAATCTGTGCCATAAATTGCCGCACTGAATGCCGTCAGTATTTCCGGCTCCGCCAGTGACCAGCGCTCACCACGCCAGGGGATTGCGCCGTTGTCGTCCTGCTTTATCACCAGTTCTTCAACCAGTGGCAGAGTCAGCACCACCACGGCGGTTTCCTCATCCTCCACGGACACATCCCACTCCGGATCCGCAAAAGAAATATCCAGCGAGTCCATCACGTCATTGCCGTAGTCATCCAGCCAGGCTTTCAGCAGTGCAACCAGCAGCTGCGGCGCGCAAAGCCGGTACGGGAAACGCTCCCAGGCAAGCTGGACGGTGTAACGGATCACGGCCTGCCGATACTGTCCCTGGCCTAAATCACGTTCGGCAGGAACAATGCGCATCTCATCAACCAGGCTTGAAAAGCCCTGCATGGCACGTTCCGGCACGTTTGCCCTGAAAAACGCCGCCAGTGAATCCAGTTGTGTTTCACTCATACCTTGCTCACCGTGACGCGCTTAAGTCCCTTAATCAGCCGGATAGTCACCGAAGACTCTGCCAGCAGCCCGGCGCGGGTTTCCTCGCTTTCCTGCCCCGGATGGCTGTCACGCCGCCCGATAGTGGCGAACTCACCCAGCAGGTCAGCTTTGGCACGGGCAAACACCGCTTTGGTGTACTGCGCACATAAGCCGTTCAGATCACCCAGTTTCACGCCTGGCACACTGGCCGCAGTCGTATACCCTGCCGCCCGGTGCTTTTGTTCAATGGATGCCAGCCCGGCATTCACTTCGGTCACTGCCGCAACCAGTGCCTGCCCCACGGTTCCCGCATCCACATCGGGCGGGATAGCGCGCTGTTCCTGAAAGTCTTTCAGGTTCAGATCAGGCCAGAAGCCGTTGTTGACTAACGGGATGTCGCTGTACTGGATCGGATTGCCACTAAACATATTTCCCCCGAAAAAGGCGGACTGACCGGAATCCACGGCACATTGCACAGGTGTGCTCTGCCCTCCTCCGCGTCCGCCCGGCTGTCGGTAGTCGTTATTGTTCTTTCGCCAGGGTACGCAGGCGCGCCGCAATATTGGCGCGCATCGTGCCTACCCCCACTTTTTTGTAAAGTTTCTCCGCCGTCGCCAGCAGCACGGCGGCTTTTTCCAGCGTTTCCACGTCTTCCACTGCCGTGGCGCGGGGCTGGCCATTGTCATCACGCAGCAGCATCAGCCCGGCAAATTTGTACCACTTCGCCGTGATTTCTTCGTGCAGCCGCCAGCGCGTGGCGATGTTCTCAAAGGTGCGTGAAAAATAGGGCTCGATACTTTCACCCGCCGCCGCCGTGGTTTCTGCCCAGGCCATGACCGTATCGGCCACAAAGGCCGGGAAGGTACTGCGGATGGCGTCGGGTGTCGGTTGCTGCTGCGCAATGGCGATATCTGCCATCTCCAGCGCCTTATCCAGATCACCGGCATCAAACAACCACACCACGTACCAGGCAAAGACCGGGTGATTAAACACGCTTCCGCTCTCCAGATACGCCATGACTGTCGGCATCCATTTCGGCAACAACACATCGCGCTTATGCGCAATCCGGTCTGAAATCATCGGCAGGGTGCGCAGGTGTTCCACATCCTGATTCAGCGCCTGAATTTGCACGTGCAGACTGTCCAGACTGGAAACCGCCTGGCGGCGCGCCAGCTGCTTTTGCACAGCGATTTTCTGGTTATGGCGTTGCGCGGGTGAAAGTGCCATTTATCAGCCCTCAGATGGTTCGGTCAGTTCGCCAATCGTCACCGCGTCTTCGTCAATGGCCGCATACAGTTCCGGCACTTCGACGGCATAACCTTCGTTGCGCAGGTATTTGTTTTCGTACTGCTTGCGGTCATCCACGAACTCATTTTTACGCTGGCGCGTATTGCGCTGGGTGTAGATGTGCAGGTTCGGCAGCATGGTGACCACCATGCGTTTACCCGGCATAAACGGCGGCACCATTGCAGGACGCCCGGCGATGGTGTTACCCAGCATCTGCGCGGCGATTTTTTCCGTGGGTTTGTCTGCTCCCTGGTATAAGCGGAACTGTTCCGCCGCCACCAGGTCAGCGCCAGCCAGCACCACCAGACGCGGATCGGTGCGGAACTGCTGCGGAATTTTGGTATTGATGAGATCGGAGGCCATCGCATCCAGAGAATGGTAATCACCATCATCATCAAGCGTGACCGCATCGGTCAAGATTTGCTTGCCGCCATCCCACTCTTTCATCAGGGCATGCCAGCCTTTGTTTACGTCCTCACCGTTAGGGTTGGTTTCGTAGTTCGTGGTCTTTGCGACGCTTTCACCGTTAAAACCGATACGCAGCATATCCAGCGCAAATGCCTGATTAGAGAAGGTTTGCACCAGCTGGAAGAACTCTTCTTCGGTCTTGCCGGAGTTAGCCCATACGGAAAGTAAATCCCAGCGCAGCGCAGCGCAGGAGTCGGTTTCAACCAGCTGATAGGTGTTACCATCCACACCGACACGGCGGACAAAACGGCCTTCTTCGCTGCGCCCGGTGTAAAGACCAGATGCACCCACCTGGATGACCTGGCCGGACAACTGATCCACATCGAGACAGGTAATCATGTTGAGAAGCTCAACCGATTCCAGCAGTGCCAGACGCAATGCGGTTTCTTTCGGGTCGGTCATGGCAAAATAGCGTTCGGTATTCTCCACGCCATAATCCCGCGCCATACCCGCGCAAAACGCATTCATTAGCTGACGCGCACTATCGTTTAAATACATAAATATTCCCCGCGTTGACGCGATTAATAATAAAAGTGGCTATTCGTAATAGCAGTTAAAGGAATTTAAAACCTTTACCTTTGTTTTTGTCGCCAAATTGACGCTGCGGTAAAGTCGTGACCTTTTTATCCAGCTTGCTAAAATTAGCCAGAATCGTTGGCAGACTGTCGCGCAGGCTGGCAAACTCTTCTGTATCGACCACTTCGGCAATGGTTTCAACATTACCCTCAAGCGTTTTTAAACGCGTGTCGATATCATCAACTGCTTCCGCAAGCGCCTGCAATTTTGCTAACACTTCATCAGCGGAAACTTCTTCACCTTCGCCACTCTCGCCCTCTGCAAAGGTTTTCTTTTTCGGTTTAATACCAAATAATTCCTGCCACGGAGTTTTCATCTTTGTTTCCTGCGTAATTTTTCCAGATTCGGACATTACACATGCGTAATATCCGTGTTTTGCTAAATTGCGTTTCGCTGAGAAACGCAGTCGTGTAGTTCCCACACTTGCTGGCTGGTCTGTTACACCCAGCCCGCTGAGATACGTTCGCCCGCTTCCCCGCCAGTCTTCTTCTGGTTCAATGGAGAAATAAACCATCTGCCCTTCGCGGTTCGCATAAATCAGATTGTTATTCGGGGTAATCTTTGCATATAGCCGGGCAAGTCCGTCCTCTCCGTCCTGCCACATACATTCAGCCACTTCGCCAAAATTCCCCCAGTCCCGCGAATGCTCCGGCCAAATCATTGCGCCGTAGTGATTGGGGGTGTTTGGCAAATAAGTTTCCCCCATATCAATAATCCATTCGCGGTAAATCTGTCGCCCGTCTACGGTATCCCCTTCGGTGGCAATACACAGCCAGTCGGTTTTTAAATGGGACATATCCCCTCGCCTTGCCGTAATTCCGAAATGATTATTGCGAATAAATAACAGGTCATCACCCTGTTTAATTCTGGTCAGTTCGGATAACCGCAAATAAACGAACACCTGCGAATTAAACCCGCCGTTTTTTATAAAGAGCCACGGCATAATTAAACCTATGGCTAAATACTCCGAAGAATTAATAGGCGTTGCCCGTGCGCTTTATTTGCGCCGTTCTACGCCAAAAGAAATTGCATCAGATTTAAATCTGCCGAATACGCGGATCGTTTACTACTGGGCAGAGAAATTTCACTGGGCTGACTTACTGAGCCAAGAAAGTACCGAGGAAGCGATAGAGCGCCGCTACCAGCTGCTCGCCGGACGGGACACTAAAACCGACCTGGAATTAAAAGAAATGGATATGCTCATTGCTCACGCCACGAAGCTGCGCGCCCAGAGCAATAAGCACAAAGAGAAGATGGCGGAACAGCGCCAGGGTAAACGTAGCGACCAGGGCGGCAATGATGAGGACGACGACCAACCCCGCAAAAAGCGCAAGTACCGCAAAAACGACATTTCCGGGCTGACACAGGAAGATTTCGACGCCTTTGCGGAAGAAAACCTGTTCGGGTATCAAAAGCATCTGCGCCTGAACATCGGCCAGCAAGTCCGCAATATACTGAAAAGCCGCCAGATCGGCGCGACCTGGTATTTTGCGTATGAAGCATTCGAAAACGCCGTGATGACGGGTGATCCGCAAATTTTCCTGTCAGCGTCACGCCCCCAGGCGGAGGTATTCCGTAGTTATATCGTCAACATCGCCGAGCAGTTTTTTGGCATCACCCTGACGGGCAACCCTATCCGCCTGAGTAACGGCGCAGAGCTGCGGTTTCTCTCCACCAACAAAAACACCGCGCAGTCCTACAGTGGCCACCTGTATGCGGACGAATACTTTTGGGTTCCGTCATTTACGAAGCTAAACGAAGTCGCCTCCGCGATGGCCACCCACGATAAATGGCGCACCACCTACTTTTCCACCCCGTCAGCCAAAACACACCAGGCATATCCGTTCTGGACAGGCGAGGAATGGAAACAAGGCAGCAAGAAACGCGCTCATGTGCCGTTCCCGTCCTTCAACGAGCTGCGCGACGGCGGACGCCTTTGCCCGGATGGCCAGTGGCGCTATGTCATCACGATGGAGGACGCGATCCGGGGCGGCTTCAACCTGGCCAGCATTGACCGCCTGCGCAACCGCTATAACGAAAGCACATTCAACATGCTGTATATGTGCGTATTCGTTGACAGCAAAGACAGCGTTTTCAGGTTCTCTGACCTTCAAGCCTGCGGCGTCGAGACGGACACCTGGCAGGATCACAAGCCGGACGACGCACGGCCATTCGGTGATCGTCCGGTATGGGGCGGTTTCGACCCGGCGCGCAGCGGAGATTTGTCCTGTTTCGTTATCGTCGCACCGCCCCTCTTCGCGCCGGAAAAATTCCGGGTGCTTCGGGTATTCAGCTGGAAAGGCATGAATTTTCGATACCAGGCGAAACAAATTGAGGAGCTGTTCAGGCGGTACAACTTCACCTATATCGGCGTTGACGTCACCGGGATCGGACAGGGGGTATTTGAAAATATTCAGCACTTCGCTATGCGCGTGGCCAAACCGATTCGCTACGACCGCAACACCAAAGACCAGCTGGTACTTAAAGCCTGCGACGTGGTGGAAAGCAGCCGTATCGAATGGGACAAAGACCAGAAAGAAATCCCGGCCAGCTTTATGTCCATCCGGCGCACCAGTACCCAAAGCGGCAACGCCATGACGTTTGTCGCAGACCGAACGCAGGAAACCGGACACGCAGAGTCATTCTGGGCGATCACTCACGCCCTGCACAATGAACCGCTCAACTATGAGAACAGGCCAAAATCCAAATGGGGGTTAAAGAAAGCAGCATGACCAAAAAGAAGAAATACAAACAGCGGGACACCCGTACCACGCCACCGGAAAAGAAAATGAGCGTGCTGCGCTTCGGCAAGCCGGAACCGGTACTCACGACAGGCACCGATTACGCAGATGTGTGGTATGACAACCAGGCCAACCACTACACGCTACCCATTGACCGCCTGGCGCTGGCGCAGCTGATTAACCTGAATGGCCAGCACGGCGGGATTATCCACGCCCGAAAAAACATGGTGATGGCGGACTACATCGGCGGCGGGCTCACCCGCGACGACATGGAGGCCGCAGTGTTTGATTTCCTGACGTTCGGTGATGTGGGTTTTGTGAAAATCCGCAACGGCTGGGGAGAGGTGGAAGCACTGGCGCCCCTGCCCGGTCTGTACACCCGCCGCCGTAAGACCGGGGAATTTGCCGTACTGCAACAAGGCGAACCACTGGTATATCAGTCGGAAGACGTCATTTTTATGCGCCAGTACGATCCCCAGCAACACATCTATGGTCTGCCGGACTATATCGGCGGCATCCACTCCGCGTTACTCAACAGCGAAGCGGTCATTTTCCGCCGTCGCTACTACCACAACGGCGCACACACGGGCGGCATTCTCTATACCCGCGACCCGTCAATGACCGATGAGGTGGAAGAAGAGATTGAACGCCAGCTGCGTGACAGCAAAGGGATCGGGAACTTCTCAACCATCCTGGTAAACATTCCTGGCGGAGACAAAGAAGGGGTGCAGTTTATCCAGATGGGGGATATCAGCGCCAAAGACGAGTTTACCAGCGTGAAGAACATCAGCGCCCAAGACGTGCTGAACGCCCACCGATTCCCGGCAGGCCTTTCCGGGCAAATCGCACAAAACGCCGCTGGCCTGGGTGATCCAGAGAAGACCGAAGCAACATATAAAAAGAACGAAGTTTTTCCGATCCAGCGGCGATTTATGGAAGCAGTCAACAACGACAAAGAAATCCCGCTAAATCTGCATCTTAATTTCACTATCGTAACGGGAAACGGTGCGGCATGAGACAAAACAGGTTAAAATCCAGGCATCCGAAATCATATGGAGCATGGAAAGTGCGCGTATTAAAAATCAAATGCCCTGATTGCGGTTCGCAGGCAATAATCAAAAAGACCAACCGGAAGCACCGCGACATCGCTGATATTTACTGCGCATGTGCCGACGTGGAGTGTGGGCATACTTTTGTTATGAATTTGACGTTTTCCCACACTCTCAGTCCCAGCGCTAAATCTGGTGACGCGATGTTGCAACAACTGATCAGCAACATGTCACCACATCAAAAGCAAATTACCCTGGATTTATTGCAATCCGCTGCCGCCTCTGCGTAACAAGCCCCCGTCCAGGGGGTTTTTCATTTCTGCTTTAACCATCGCATCAATTTCCGCAGTCCACTCACCAATTAGTGATAGTGCTATTTGCTGCTCTTTGAATGTTACACCCTCAACGCGACTGACCTTCGTCAGCAGACCGATGAACTCCAGCCGAGCCGATACTTCTAATAACTCCATCGAACCCCCGATAGAAAATACTGTATATAAATACAGTATCATTTAGACACAGTTTGATAAATACCTTTTTATGGTGGCAAATCAAGTAAATATTAACTTTCCGCCACTTACGAACTTTACGACCATCCCGGCCAGCGCTCATGCTCAGGCTGAGGACGCCGCTCCTGTAACTGCCCCTCCCGGTAAATCAGGGAGGTTTTGCCATAAGACAACCCGCCTCCCCTCATCAAAATGTCTAAATTGCCATCAGAACATTCAAAACCACGGCTTTGCAGTTCCAGCTTTAATCGCCTCCGGGTTCCACCCTCCGTACAGTTATTGACAGAACTCCAAGGGGCGGCGCTGCCGCCAGAAAAACCCGCCTCCGCTGGCGCTTCGGCCAACTTCGCGACCTTCTGCCATTTAGCAAGACGTGTACACACTTCGGAATCAGGAATGAGAGGGGAATAAATACCCTGTATGCGCTGGACGTCCTCCGCGTATTCGTTGCCCCGCTCCGTAATCTCATAAGCGAGGCGGACAACCAGATCACGGCGGGCTACCAAAGCACCGCCCTGTAACTGGGTATACGCCGCCCAGTCGCCCACATCGGCCGCAGCAAGCACCGCGTCCATGCGACGATCAACAAGCTGCTGATCACCAAGACGGCGCAGCTCACGCCATACCGTCACAGGCGCGCCGCCAATCTGTTGAAACTGACGAATACGCCAGCGTGACGCCCAGGCACTGACAGCTTTAGACATATCCCGCAGGCTCTCCCCGCTTTCGTCGTCGGTTTCGCCATCGAGAGCGAAGCCGTCAATGTTTTTGGAAATGTATTTCGCAATGTAGCCCGTTGCGGAACCCTTCTCCGGGTCGATAGGCTCAACGTGAAAACGCGCCTTAAGCGCGTGTGGGGTTTGCAGTTCTTCCGAGTCGGTTGCACGGGCGTAGTAGCAAATGATATCGCGTACTGCCTCAACGTCCTGCGGTTGCATAAACAGCAACATATGCCAGTGAGGGGTTCCATCGTGGTGCGGCTCCACTACCCTGAAACCAAAAACATGAATGCCGGCACGGGAGATCGCGGCACGGCATTTCGCCCACACGTTGCATAAATAGCGCTGGGTATCACGGGGATTGCAGCCATTCCACTGACCAACAAACCCACCTTTGCTATGCACGGCGTGATAACGAGACGGCGCAGTGATGGTGTAAAACTCCCCCGCAAGCCCCTGCTCATTGGCGATATCTTCAAAGCCGCGCATACGTACCATCAGCTCGCAACGGCGCACTGCCGGGTTGGCCACACTGCCGTAAACCATATCTGCGAGTGAAACGCGATCCCCGTCTTCGTTAATCAGGTCGAATTTCTTGAAGAACTCTGTATTCCGCTTTTTCTGGTCTATCCATTCGCCCAGGGTTTTGCGCGACACATAGGCGCTGGCGGATTTCTGTACCTGCCCCACAGCGATGGCCAGATGCTCACGTTGCAGATTGCGGGAATGCTTAAGACGCAGATACCACCATTCAGGTGCCATCATGCGCAACATGCCTGAATAGGCCTGGCGCTCTGTCAGTTTGTCAGCCAGGTAAGCACCCCAGTATGGAGCGGTGAAGTTAATCGTTTTAACCAACCCGCCTAAATGAATGAATGCCAGTGCGGCACGGCGCGCCACTTCCTCTTCGTCTTTTGTCGTGTTACCCAGCGTTTCGGTGAAGTCGCAAAACGACTGGGAAAGCCAGGACGAAACGCGCCCGGCCAGTTTTTTCAGCTCCGGACGATCAAGCGCCGGCAGGCGGTTTAATTCTTTGCCGAAGGGGAGATCGAGAACGTCACCCGCCAGGGCGTACCGGGCGGTAACTTTCCGCAGGCGTGGCAATACGTTCTGACCGATTGTACGGCGCAGAAACGCATTGGCACGGCGACGGCCATCAGAACCATTAAAGATTTTTTCATAGCGCTGGCCAAAATATCCGGCCAGCCAGTCGGGGATTTCATGGAGATACTGAGAGCGCCAGGCGTAATCAGGTGCGTTAACAAACCACAGCTTACGCTCTGTTATTGTCGCGTCCTGAGGTACCCCCGGGGCGAAAGTATCACGCCGCCATGATTCGACGGCGTGATACTGGCCATTAGCTGCTAACGTCATGCACACGCCGCCGCGATAGAATCAAGCGGGGATTTGAGAATAAGCTCTGCCGCAACTTTCTGGCTTGCAGCTGCTGCGCCAACGCTGCGGGGGGCATTTATGCGAACGACATCAAAACCAGCATAGAGATAGCGTACCGCGGGCTCATCACTGTTGGACACCACGACACTAATCCCCTTTCCCGCCAACTTGCGCAGCTTACGTGTCAGGCGGCCATGATCAACGGCATCAAAACCACTGGCGTGGTACTGAGTGAAGTTTTGAGACTCAGTAAGATAAGGGGGATCACAATAAACCACATCGCCACCACGCACTAAATCCAGCGTTTCGGCATAACCGGCACAAAGGAATGTTGCGCGCTTCGCCTTTTCGGCAAACGCCAGAATTTCCGCTTCCGGGAAGTAAGGCTGCTTATATTTGCCGTATGGCACATTAAAACCGCCAGCTTTGTTGTAGCGGCAAAGACCATTAAAACAATGGCGGTTCAGATACAGGAAGAGTGCCGGACGCCAGGTAGGATCGTCATTGTGATTGAACGAATCCCGGTTATCGTAGTAACCGACTGCGTGGTTATAGCTCTCAAACAGAAGACGCGCCCGATCAATCACGTCATAAGGATTTGCGGCTATAGCCTTGTAAAGTGCAATCAGGTCAGGATTGACGTCGCCGATCAGATACTCGTCATACTCAGTATTGAGCATAACGGAACAGGAACCGGCAAAGGGTTCAACCAGACGTTTACCCTCAGGCAAGTACGGAAGCAGCTGCGGCAGGAGGCGGGATTTGCTACCTACCCATTTCACTGGGGATTTGATAGTCATGGTGCAACCCCCGTCAAAACATATGTCAGTGCATCAAGCGGGGTTAACAGGTGAAGTGAGAGCATCTCCCACCCTTTACCCTCCGGCATGACTTCATCACACGGCAGAACGTGAGTAATCAAAGCCGCCCACTCACGCCCGGTGTAAGAGCCATGCTTCCACTCACAAAGCGACAAAACATGACCAGCTTTATAAGCCCGGTCATCTTTGCGCAGTTCCGCTGTTTTTTTGCCAGCGACAACGAGATCAAAATACTTAGGGGTAATTTTTATTGAATGAACGATTACTGCCATGCTGCACCGCCTTTGCTCTCAATGGCCGCAGCCTCTTCGCGGATAAGTTCCACGATTTCAGCAGCACTAAGCCCAGCGTTTGCGGCATGGTTGGCCAGATTTTCGAGGCGTACAGAACAGAGATCCGCAGCTGCGGCTTTGCCTTCCGCTGTAGCGGTATGAAGCAACATAGAAAGGGACAAAGCAGCAACCGGATCGATATCTTTCGGCAGGTCTTGCGAGCGGATAATTGCCATTTTGGTTTCTCCAGGGCAAAAGAATCCCCGGCCATCGAATTGATGGCCGAAAAATTCCGGGTTTATTTAGTGAATTGAGGGGCTTTGAATTGCTGAAAAATTAGGGGCTGGCACATGGTGAAGTTCAAAAGTCTGACGCCACCACTCCTGTAAGAGTGCCTTTATCTCTCCCTGGCCAAGCGTCCCGGCGACATAGAACATGGCGCGAATGCCTGCCAGCGCTTCAATCTGGCTTTGTGTAGTCTCAGCTTCGCGGTAAGTGCTGCACCATAAAGCCGCGTTAAACGCCAGCCAATGACGCTGATTGGTCATGTGCTCAGTATCGTTGAAGCAAAACGGATGCAGCGCTACACGGCCAGCCTGTTCTGTACTCTTACGGATGAACAATGCGAAATAGCCAGCAGGGACACCCCAGGCGGCTGACTCACTGGCCAGCAGGGCTTTATCAACGGAAATGATGGTCATCAGTGATTCTCCTGATTCTTAAACGTACTTACGATTTCCGGTGCGATAATCATTTCAACACCGCTATAGCTATTGATTGGATGGGACTGCTTAACGGGACGCTGGGCGGTGCGCTTCGAAAAGTCACCATCCCGCAACGAGCCAAAACCACCGAAGGTCAAACGGGCACGGGATATGCCCTGGCGTAACTGGATCAGTTCGCGATAGTCCAGACGCTCGCAAAGCTCACGCCAGCAACATTTTGCCAGGTGAGCCTTAAACTCACCGTTCCCGGATGCAATGGCCGCCGCATGGAGAACCACCCCGCGCCATTCCGGAGTTAATTTGTCCCACCAGTCTGCGGCCTCGCTTTTGGCGCTGAAATATTTACGGCGAATCCGCTTAAGCTGCGCCTGTCCCAGTTGCTGGCGCTCCAGATCAGAAAGCATGGACACCTCCAAGAAATTTCAGAAAACGGCGCGCTGGAGACGGCAGAAAGCGGATCACCGTGCCGCTACTCAAGGCAATTGAATCCTCAGCACGGAATTTGTAGGCGTAGCCTGGGTTCCAGCGTTTGCCATTAGGCAGCTCAATCCAGCCATTTCCGTGGCTGGGGAGTTGCTGGGGCGGTGACTGGTGTTTGAGCAGGGCGGCGATATCTTTCATATCTACCTCACATCATCCCGGCCGCGTTTGTCGTCACGATATCGACGGCAGCAGCGAGCACGGGAACGGACTGGAAACGAGCCTCAACGGAATAGACGATCAAAGAGAGGCTACGGATTGCATCACTGGCGCGGTCAAGAATCTGATTCCGGCGCGCCTGGGTCATCCTTTCTGTTGAAACCGCTTCCCCGGCAATAGCGCCAACGCTGGCGGCAGCGGTTAATGCACAAAGCTGCATGTTTCCCGGTGTGGCGTTATTGATAGGGACGGATGGCTGGCAATTAATCTGGCGTAATAACCCATCCAAGATACGGGCATCTTCTGTTACGTCAGTGATTGCCAACAACTCAGGAATGGTCAGTTGATGGGGTTGATCGGGATTGAGCTTGCAACGCAAGGTTGCCGGGCGCATCCCGATTGTTTTAGCCAGTTGCTCAACGTTATGTGACAGCACAAACGCCCGGCAGGCTGCATCAAGGTGATTGTGTATGGAGACCTTGTAATCGTACATGATTCACGAATTCCTAATTGCTAGCCTGGATTACGCGTTAAGCGAAACTTCACATTCGCTTAATGCCATGACGGTTAAGGCGGCCATGTTCACTTCAACCAGGCCTTTTTTTTGTGCGCCTTTAGGTTTGATTGGCAATTTTCCGTATGAAATCAGGTTCTCAGCAGTGCTGCGGGACATACCAGTACGGCGGCAATATTCATCAAGTGGGATGTATGGATCGGGGATCACGATTGTAATGTTGGGACGCATAATGCAAACTCCTCTGGTTAGGGATACGCCAATATCCACTGTTATCAACCAATATTCACTTTAACCTACAAAGCGAAGTTTAAACTCACTCCGCGAAAACATGCAAGGTAAAACTTTCGTGAGCCTACAAATCGAGTTTTCTCAAGGTGGAGCCGCAGTTCTGGATCGTGTTATCCAGGCGTATGGATTCAACACAAAACTTGCGCTAGCCGATCATCTCGACATAGCGAGCAGCAGTTTGGCTAACCGGTATAAGCGTGATTTTTTCCCTGCAGATATCGTCGTGAGATGCATGGCAGAAACAGGAGCAACGCTTGAATGGCTGGCCACAGGTCAAGGAAGGAAGTATGAAAACGAAGAGATCGACATACTGAAAATGCCGCGTAGTAAGATTGTCGATGGCCTGCTTTATGAATCTGGCGTGTACATGCTGGACAAAGTTTCTTTTTTACCCGGCATGCCCCTGCCGTCTGCTCCGATATGCGTGCTGGAAGGTAATACCCAATATATCGTTGATACAAACTTCACAGAGGTCTACGACGATCAGTGGTTAGTTGAAGTTGAGGATAAAACGAGCATTCGCACCCTGACCCGGATACCAATCAAAAAGGTAAGAGTTAGCGGCGTAGGAATGGCCTTCGACTGTTCAATTGAAGATATAAAAGTCCTGGGCAGAGTTGTACTAACCATAAAATAAAAATAAGGATTTGAAGATGATTGACTACAAAACAGCATCAAAAGATCAGTTGAAAGAAGAGATGAAGCGTTTAGCTGCTACGGTATCTGACGTACCCTTTGGCACGAAGAAGGAATTTTTCCACCTTCCAGAGGTTTTAAGTTCCGGCGAACAACCATTAGCAATTGCTAGCGGGATGATGGACGGGAACACATGGCTTATTACACTCACTAATAAGCGGGTGATTTTCCTTGATAAAGGCATGCTTTTTGGAGTTAAACAAGTTGATATTAATCTCAATAATATTGTGAGTGTGGGCGGTAAAACTGGGCTTTTATTAGGTGAAATTATGATTTCAACCAGCGGCCAGAATTACACTATCAAAAACGTCATGAAGGGATCAGTTATTCCTTTTACCAATTTAGTGAATGAGACTAGAAACACTCTCAACACGCCGACGCGGCCACAACAAGAACCAACAAAAGCCACTCAATCTTTTGATGACCAAATGTCTAAAATTGAACGTCTTGCAGAAATGAAAGAAGAAGGGATATTGACCGAAGAGGAATTTCAGCAGCAGAAACAGCGCATTCTGAACGGTTAATTTATGACGGTAAGAAAATTAGCCAATGGCCAATGGATTGCTGATTTTTACACTGTAGACAGAAGCAACGGAAAAGACGGTAAGCGTGTTCGCAAAAAGTTTGCGACCAAAGGTGAGGCGCTGGCGTTTGAAAACTACACCCTTCAAAAGGTGGAGGATGCGCCCTGGCTTGGGCAAGGTAAAGACAAACGTCGCCTTTCGGATCTAATCCATCTCTGGTTTGAACGTCACGGGATAACTTTACGTGATGGAGAGAAGCGCAAAAGCACCATGCTCTGGGCTGATGAGTGCATGGGGTCGCCCCATTCTACAGAATTCACAGCCCAACTTTTCACAGCTTACAGGGCAAAAAGGCTGGATGGCCATTTTGCCCGAACTAAGCGCGTCACAAAGGTTTCACCCCGCACCATGAACCTTGAGCACGCTTATTTCCTCGCGGTTTTTAATGAATTGAAGCGGCTCGGTGAATGGGATGCACCGAACCCATTAGAAAACGTTCGTCAGTTCAGAACCGAAGAAAGCGAGATGGCTTACCTGACTGGTGAGCAGATCGATAAGCTTTTAGAAGAATGTCGCAGTAGTTCCGCAAAAGACCTGGAAATAATAGTGAGGGTTTGTCTATCTACTGGCGCGCGCTGGGGAGAAGCTGAAAAGCTCAAACGCAGCCAGATCACGGCAGGTAAGATCACCTTTATAAAAACGAAAGGGAAGCGCAACCGCACCATCCCGCTAGATTCAGAACTTATTGCTGAACTACCAAAGAAAAACGGCGCTCTTTTTAGCCCATGTTATTACGCTTTCAGATCGGCACTCGAAAGGGCGGGAATTGAATTACCGGCCGGGCAGCTGACGCACGTACTCCGGCACACTTTTGCATCTCATTTTATGATGAACGGAGGAAACATACTGGTTTTGCAAAAAATCCTCGGTCACACCGACATTAAAATGACCATGCGTTATGCCCACTTTGCGCCAAACCACCTGGAAGAGGCGTTAAAGCTCAACCCGCTAAAATGTCGCAAAAGTGTCGCGGCAGCTTAAGTTTATTGGACAATATAGGTTGATATTGGTTTTCTATATCACTGATTTTAAACTAAGTTATTGTTTTTACGTTGGTCGTTATGGTTCTCATAATCGCTTGGTCGCTGGTTCAAGTCCAGCAGGGGCCACCAAATTTTATCAGTACATACATATAGTTAGGCCACTCACGCGAGTGGCCTTTTTGTTTATTTAAATCCCGTTGGCAGCGAAATGGCAGCAGGAGTTCCATAAAAAAACCCGCCAGCAGCGGGCCAGTACGAAAGTTGTTGATGCAACCCCTCCGGATGCAGAGGTTATGATGCGCGGGGGCAACATCCTTGTACTCCAGCGCATTCCTGGACACACTGATATTAAGGTAACGATGCGCTACGCTTACTTTGCACCTGACCACCTGAACGAAGCGACATTGCTCACCCCACCAACAATTTTATAAAGCATTGTTTTTATAAGACAATATATGGAATGGGATACATTATTAGTATTGATCTGTGTACTTCTTTGCGGATTGTGGATGATTTTTCATTCAGCAAAAGCTCTTAGAAGTGGGGTCTTCGTCGGTTGGTATAAAGGCACATATGAAAACTACTACATCTACCGATCCGAAACACCTATCTACTTCTACTGGTATAACACTGTGTTTTCGCTGTTCGGCTCCTTTATGATTGGTTTAGCCCTTTACCTATTGAATGGCGATTATCATTTTTTATAGGCATCGTTGGCAGCAAAATGGCAGCAGACCTATTCACTATGCTTTCATATTTGACATTATTCGATGCAAAAACCCATAAAAAAACAAACTAACTTATTGTTTTATAAATCTTCAAAATGGAGCTCAGAATCGACAGGTCGCGGGTTCTAGTCCAGCAGGGGATACCAAATTTAAGCTGTAGAATCTGAATCGCCACGGATAATCTAGACACTTCTGAGCCGTTGATAATATAGGTTTTCATATTCAGCCGGTGGCATCTGCTCGCTCGAACCATGCCGACGCTTACTGTTATAAAACATTTCGATATAATCAAAAATATCGCTTCTGGCTTCGTCTCTCGTTCCGTAGATCCTTTTCTTAATCCGTTCGCGTTTCAGTAGCTGGAAAAAGCTTTCCGCAACCGCGTTGTCGTGGCAGTTACCGCGACGACTCATGCTGCCTTCCAGACCGTGTGATTTCAGGAACGACTGCCACTCATGGCTCGTGTACTGACTACCCTGATCAGAGTGAACCAGTACCTGCTTTTGAGGATTACGCCTCCACACCGCCATAAGTAAGGCGTTCAGGACAATCTCTTTTGTCATGCGGGGTTGCATTGACCAGCCGATAACTTTTCGGGAGAACAGGTCAACCACCACGGCCAGATACAGCCAGCCTTCGTGGGTTCGGATGTAGGTTATGTCCGTCACCCAACGCTCATCCGGTGAGTCCGGATTGAACTGCCGCTGGAGCCTGTTGGGTGTCACGATACTGGCTTCGCCTTTACGTGCTCTTGGGCTACGGTACCCAACCTGAGCTTTTATTCCGGCACGCTTCATCAGCCGCCAGACCCGGTTCACTCCGCACTGCTGTCCGGTATCACGCAGATCGAGATGGATCTTGCGATAACCATAGACGCAGCCAGACTCAAGCCAGAACTGTTTGATTTGCCCGGTCAGCAT